GTAATCATCGGCGGTTCCGTGTTCAGCGTTAATTATTACTTGGAAGTTTGGGTGAACAGCGTTAGCAATTGAAGAAGTACCTGCCGAGCCATCGCCCTGCGCTGCTAGGGATACAGTTGGCGCTGCTTTTGCAATTGTTCCTTGACGTTCAAGATTAGCTTCAATAGAAGCAGCAGTTGCCTGCGCTTCAATTTTGGCGGTCATCAAAGATAAACCATACTTCTTAAGCATTGCATTAATAATCTTTTGCTCAATTGTAAGTTCTTTTGTTTTGGCCTTATTAAGTTTGTTTTGAGCAGCAGTAAGATTGGCTAAAATAGAATCAAGGTCAGAATCTTTTGTGGTTCCGCCTCTAGTTCTCATTCCGCGAACGGCTGCTCTACCACGCTCTGATACTGAACTACTGCTATTTGCAAGAGCTTCGGCCTTTTCTGCTCTAGCCTTATTACCTGCTTTTTTAAGGGCAATGACACCGCCTGTAATTGCCGCAGCGCCGCCGACAACTGCAAGGGCTGCTGTAGCAGAAACAACTGAGGCACCGCCTGTGGCGTAGGCCGTGGCAACGGCTGCAAGTCCTGCCGATGTTCGCAAAGCTGCAAATGCTGCTATCAACTTACCAAGAACAGTTGCAAAGGCAGCTACTCTGCCAACGGCAAATAGGCCAGCAACTATGGCTGCAAAGGTCTTAACAAGACCCATATTGTTTGTAATCCAGTCTGAAAAACTAATTGATATGGCTAGGAGTTTTATTGCCCCATCAGTTGCCATTTGAAAGGCTACAACAAGTTTTGTGCCATTGGCTTCAACGAAAGCCTCGACTTGAGGTAGGACTTTATTAGAGATAACTTTTGCAAAGTTTTCAAGAACTGGCAGAAGTTTATATCCAAGGGTTTCAAGAATTTCACCGAAACGGATACGCAGAATGCCAAGTCTGTATTCAAGTGTGTTTGCTCTTGTAGCAGCAGCACCTGCGGTTGCTTTTTGAACCTCAGCCATAATTGCTGCAAAATCTTTAGATTTAAGAGTTGCTGCATCAAGACTTGGAACTAATTTTTGTAAGCCTCTAAAATTACCTTGCAATGCTCTAGTGACGGCAGTTGTAGCAGTGCCAAGGTCAGCGCCAGAGAAGGCTGAAACATTTAATGAGATTCCAAGTAAATCTTGAGCTGCACTAACTGATCCTGTGACTGCGGCTAGTTTGGCAAGAGCAGGTCTTAAATCATCATCGACAACGCCAGTTTCAAGTTGTAATTTAGACACATATTCTTCCACAGATGCAATGGCAGCGTCGGTGGCACCAACAGTATTGCGAAGGCTGTTGGCAAGTAGCATCTGACCTTTTTGGTCGGCAATGGCTGCCTGTACCGCATCTTTGCCAACTTTGATGGCAAAGGCAGCGACGGCAGCGGTTGCCACGCCAAATGCCTTAGCTGTTTTTTTGCTAAAATCGTCAAAGTTCTTGCCAAGTTTTGCAATATCTTTTCGAGCAGCCTTGGAACCTTTATCAGAGTATTGGGTAAGAATTCGGGCTACTACTGCACCAATTGCCATTTCTAACCCTTCTCTTTATTCAAATTTTTTTGTAATTCTGCTTTTGCCTCTTCTAAAGCTTTTTCTACAACTTTTACAATTCGTGGTCTTTCTTTATCTACGACTTTCCAAACAAGTCTTGACGCTTTGCCAAACCAATTAAGTCGTTCTATAAAAGATCCACCTTTTTTATTTCTACCAGAAAGCTCAAATACTTTACCGGCATCGGATGAATTTAGTAAAGCACCGGCATTTGTTGTATAATCTTTGCGAACACGGCGTTCTGTTCTGGTTTTTTTAATACCTTGTTTTATAGTTGCGGTATCCCATGCTGGCCAACCTGCACCTCCCCAAGTGCGGCCATTGATGGCTTCAGTTGACCGCCAATTTCTCATAGGAGTATTCGTTGTTCTACTTTGAATAGAATCTACTAGATCATGAGCTGCTTTTTCAGCATTTTTTAATTCAGTATTTATTATTTTATTAAATTTACTTACAGCTTTTTTATCGAATTCTTTTAAAGCATCAAGCGTTGGTTTCAAACCAGTAAGAACTACGACTTCATCCGCCATTTTTCTTTACCCGCTCTTTCAAATAAATTCCTATTGCTTCAATAATACCTTCAGGGGCATCAAGTAAATCAATCGGTGAGATTCCAGTCTCCACCGCGATTGCCGCTACCGTGTAGGTCAGGCTTTCGCGGTGGATTCGGAATTTGGGTCGGCATCCAATTCTGCGCTGAGAATTGTATCCAAGTATTCAGGTCCAAATGGTTTTACAACTACGCCATTGACCTGTTGAGCTTTCCAAGCTAGCCAATAGATATGCTCTATTTTTTGCTCTTCGCCAATCAGCTTAGGTAGTCCTTTACCGAAATGTTGTTCAAAAGCCACGATGATTCTTGGAGTCAACTTGTATGCCGACTCGTTGCCATCAGTGGTTTTTACCTTGATTGCTAATCCATCCATTATTTCCCCCTTGGGTTATTAAGAAGTTGCTTTTGTAATTGCTCCAGAAATAGGCCAAGTAACCGAAACCGTGGCTAATTCGCCAACGCTTCCTGAAAGGCTTTGCCATTCTGAAATCAATGCTGAGAATGTATATTTTGGATTGGTTGCAGAAGCTGATCCGCTTGTAGGGCGAATTTCCATCGTTACTGCGGTACCAATTTTGCTAGTTGAATCGCTTGGATAAACAAGTGCCTCAAGAGCGCCAGAAGCAAAGTCCTGGTTAAATTCTAAAGTTACTTGATTATCGCGTAACCCAGCCACCCTAGTCCTTGAAGTGTTTGACATACCGGTAGTTTCCACAACATCTAGTGTTGAGGAAAGTGTCACTGAGGTCACATACGTTGAGATGTCAGTGCTTGCAAATACTACATAAGCATCAGTTAAAACTATACGGGCCATTTACTTATACTCCTTTTGTGATAGCGCCTGAAACTGGCCAAGTCACACTTGCAGTGGCCAATTCTCCTACTGAACCTGATAGCGGTTGCCATTCTGAAACAAGAGCTGTAAAGGTGTAGGACGGATTCGTTGCAGATACTGCTGCGCTTGTTGGCTTAACTACAACGGTTGTTGTAGTTCCAATAAGCGGGTAAATCGTTTGTTCCACCGCGGATGTTGCAAAATCCTGGTGGAATTCTAAGGTTACAGAGTTATCAGCCAAGCCTGCGACACGGGTACGACCTGCGGCACTGGTGGATGAGAATCCTGTGGTTTCAACGACATCTTCGCTAGTCGTGATACTCACGCTGGCGATAAATCCGCTGAGATCAACAGAGTTGATGACGATGCTGGCATCTGTCAAGACAATGCGTGCCATTATTCGATCTCACTTTCGGTTACTAGTTTGCTTGCTGACTTTGCAGAAATAAGATGATTCGCAGCAACAAGTGCCTCGATATTACATCCTGCTTCGTGCAATTCTTTTTCGGTAATTTCTTCGCCTTGTTTTTTATTACCAAATACAAAAATGCCAGACTGAATTATGTAAGACATTATACTCCTTCTCCATATATTGTTACTTGATATCGATATGATAAATATTCAACATCAGCAGCTTGGTAAACCCCTGATTGTGCTGAAGTCACTCTAAGTGTATCAACTGATCCATTTAAAGTAAGGTCTGACTCAATAGCTGCTTTAATTGAACTGTTGCCGGAACCAGATAAAAATTTATCTAGTTTATCTTGTCCAGCTCTTTCTGAAAACCGCTGAACAATAACCATGACATCGATATTTGCTGAATCGAGACCTCTAGCATTATTTAAATCAAATGTAAGATCTAATTGGCCAATTATAGCGCATGGAGGTACTAATACATCTGGCACTAAATCATAAACTCTTAATCCATCAATTGTTTCAAGATTCTTTTTTAGTCCTTCGCGGACTTTACTTGGTTGCATTAGTAAGCTATTCCATTTAGTTTTTTAAGTGGACGAATTAATGCTTCTACATCAGGATCTAAGCGTGAGGTTAATCGAACTGTACCCATATCGACTGATCCTGCAACTCCAAATGGTGATTGTTTTCTTATAAATAATCTAGATGCTTGCAAACGTGCAGCTAAATTTATTTCAGCTGGAACACTTGACCAACCCCAGACGGCTTTTATTCTTAAAGTTTGAGGTAAATTTGCAGGTAAAATATAAGCACCAATTGCAATAATTCTATTGTAAGGCCAGCCACGTCGTGGATTATTTATTGGCTCGACCATATAATCCGAAGTAGACCAAACTGTAGTATACAATTGATCAAAATTATCATCAGTTGCTACTTCTGAAATTGATACAATATCGTCTGTATTACATGTCC